ATTTTTACCTTAAAAACATACCAATGTTTAGAGGTACATATTGGATTACGGAGGTTAGTCATAACATAAGAAATAATAATATTGAAACAAGTTTTAAAGGAACAAGAATTCCGGTTGCAGCATTACCTGACCCTGAAGATTCATTTGTATCAAGTTATAAATCATTATTAGATAAAATTACAAATGCCGCAAGAGCAATAGTTAAAAGAGCTGATCCGAATAAAGTATCTACGGAACAGACAATTTCAACACCTGAAGGTAATTTTACAACTGATTTAGGTAAATTAAAAATAAATGGAGAGGTATTAATTAATAGTGTTGGTATAAGTGAATTTGGTATACCATTTAATGGATATGGTAATGAAAAATACATTCAGAAAGTTAAATATAAAAATACAGGTGAATGGTTTAGAGCTGTGGTGGTTAGAATGGGTGGAGAATCAAAAATCTATACAATATCAGATACTACACACATGTCATTATTAACAAGATTAAGAGACATTGTTAACGTCGATTCAAAAGGTGAAACGGGTTTAAAATGGTCAGAACTAAGTCCATTATCAAAGTCACATAGTTTTTATTCAACAAAGTTTCAGTTTACAAATAGTATAACCGCGGATAAAATTATTACAGGTACAACAGAATTCTTGAATCCTAATAATAATAAAACGGTTAAGATTAGCCCCAATTATGATTTGGATAGGAGAGTTGAAACACTCAATATATCAGGTCCTGTTAATATTGGACCATTTATAGATGGATATGGAATTGCTTTATCAAACAAATTAATGGATGATTTACGTATAACAGAGGGAGAAGTCCTATATTTTAGAATAAATAAGTGATATTATTAATATACGGGATATTTATATTTATAATAAAAATATTATGGATAAGAATAATAAACTTAAAAACACAGTAGACCAATTTCTAAACCCTAAAGAAGTTAGAAATATTTCTAATGATGGTATGGAAAGAGAAGAGTGTGATTTACAAACAGGGGAATGTTACGTAATAAGGTCTAAGGACGGAATTGTAGAAAGAATTAATAAAAAATATATTACCGAAGACGGTAGACAACTTTTACAAGATTAAAGCCATGAGTTTAGAACAAAAATTACACGAAGAATTGATGAGATTTAATGCCATCAATAAGTATGCGAAAAAAATGATTATGGAACAAGACGCTGCACCGGTTGAACCTCCAGCAGCGGGATTACCACCAGACCCAGCAGCTGCGGACCCAGCTGCAGGATTACCACAGGATCCAGCAGCACCTGTAGAAGCACCACCAGCCTCAAATATGGACTCAACTGAAGAAATTGACATTACAGATTTGGTTAATATGACTAAAAGTATTAAAAAAGATATGGACGACAACAAAGTTGAATATGACGGAGTAGTCGGTAAAATGGACGATGTATTTACAAAACTTTCTGATTTAGAAAGTAAATTAACACAAATGGACCAAGTAATGGCTAAAATTGACGAGTTAGGTTCTAAAGTTGAAAACATGAAAGAACCAACGGCTCAAGAAAAATTAGAAATGAGGTCATTAGATTCTTATCCGTTTAATCAAAATCCACAACAATTCTTTGCTCAGAAACAAGGAGAAATGAGACAGAGTGGTAAAAATGAATATGTTTTAACAAAACAAGATGTTGACGATTATTCGAATGATATAATAAGACAAACGTTCAATTCCGCTCAACAAGAAGATGAATTTAAGTTCTAATGTAAATTTATTTTTAGGATTACATGCACAATTAAAAGTTTTTCATTGGCAGACAAAGGGGTATGCCCGACACCAAGCTTTTACAGAGGTAAGAAACCAATTAGACGAATTAGTTGACGAGTTTGTCGAACAAGCCATGGGACAATATGGTAGATTTGTTCTTGATGAAGAATCGAGTACATTTAAATTAGCAAATCTGTCTGAAGTAAAACCATTAGAAATGGCCGAAACAATTTGTACTGCTTTAAAACAAATGACTCAAGATATAGATTCGAATGATACAAATTTATTAAATTTAAGAGATGAAATTTTAGGATTAATTCAAAAAATGAAGTATCTTTTAACATTAGAGTGATTAAAAAAATATTTTGAAAAAGTTTAGCCCGAATTTTTTAATTCGGGTTTTTTTATTTATCTTTTTAAGACAATGATATTATAAATTTTAAATTTAACTATTATGTCAACATTTGATGCAGTACTAGCACAGTACGAAAAAAGTAAACAAGCCACAAGTGGCAATGCAAACAAAGTCTCACAAGAAGACAGAATGAAAAAGTACTTCACTACAGTCCTTCCTAAAGGTTCTCGTGGAGAAGAAAGAAGAATCAGAATCCTCCCTACTAAAGATGGTGGTTCGCCTTTTGTTGAGGTGTACTTTCACGAAGTTCAGGTAGATGGAAAATGGTTGAAACTTTATGACCCAAAACAAGAGGGTAAAAGATCACCATTGAACGAGGTTTATCAAGGACTTATGGAAACAGGTGTAGAATCGGACAGAGAATTGGCTAGACAATACCGTTCTCGTAAATTCTATATTGTTAAAGTAATTGACAGAGACCACGAAGAAGATGGTGTTAAGTTTTGGAGATTCAAACACAACGCGAAGGGCGACGGTGTTTTGGATAAAATCTTCCCAATCTTTAAAAATAAAGGAGACATTACCGACGTTAACAAAGGTCGTGATATGATTCTTTCTTTAGGATTAACTAAAGCAGGAACAGGTAAAGAGTACACCTCAATTAATTCAGTTATACCAGAAGACCCAAGTCCATTACATGATAATATAGATAAATTGAATGAATGGATTAAAGATGAATTAGTATGGTCTGATGTTTATTCTAAAAAAGGTGAAGATTATTTAGAATTGGTTGCTAACGGAGAAACCCCAAAATGGAGTACAGAAAGTAATAAATGGATTTCCGCTTCTCAATTGGAATCTTCATCAGAAGAAACAATTGCATCACCAAAAAAATCAACACCAATGGTTGACCCACAAGAGGGTATGGATGTTGACGGAGATTTACCATTTTGATTGGTAAAACAATAGGGGTTCGGCGATAACGTCAAAGGCCCCATTTTTAAATTTACACATTATGGCAATAAAGAAAAACGATTTTAGTGCAATAAAGAAAAAGTTCTCCAAAGAAGCCGAATATAAGGCCGATAGGTTTTTTGATTTAGGCGATGCATTTTTAGATGCAACAGGTATTCCTGGTCCGGCTATTGGACACTTGAATATGTTCTTAGGTCATAGTGATACCGGTAAAACCACGGCACTTCTAAAGTCGGCCGTGGATGCACAAAAGAAAGGTATTTTACCTGTATTCATTATTACAGAACAAAAATGGAGTTGGGATCACGCCGAATTGATGGGTTTTAATAAAGAAGATGATTTCTATCTATTCAATAGTGATTTCGAGTATATTGAACAAATTACAGATTTTATTAATGAAGTATTGGATGCACAAGAAAAGGATGAAATTCCACACGACATACTCTTCTTATGGGATTCTGTAGGTTCGGTACCATGTAAGATGACTTACGATGGTAAGGGGGGGAAACAACATAATGCATCTGTTTTAGCAGATAAAATTGGTATGGGTTTGAATCAGAGAATTTCAGGTTCGCGTCGTTCAGACAAAAAATACACAAATACCTTAATTATTGTTAATCAACCTTGGGTAGAACTACCTGATAATCCGTTTGGTCAACCAAAAATCAAAGCAAAAGGTGGAGAGGCGATTTGGTTAAATTCAACTTTAGTATTCTTATTTGGTAATCAAAAAGGCGCAGGTACAACAAAAATTTCTATTACAAAAGATAAGAGAAAAGTTAAGATTGCAACAAGAACAAAAATTTCTATTATGAAAAATCATGTAAATGGTTTAGGTTATGAAGATGGAAGAATTCTTGTAACAGCACATGACTTTATGAAAGGTAGAGATGATGTCGAAGAAAAGAAAAGCATTGAACTTTACAAATCAAACCACGGAGATTATATTAGTAAAATGTTAGGCGTTAACGTTACAGACGCGGAAGATATTGAAGTTGTGACTGAGGATGAATAATTATTAATAAATATTAATGTCCGTTTTATTAGTTGATGGTGACAATTTACTCACGATTGGTTTCTATGGTCTTAAGAATCACTTCTATAAAGGAAAACATATTGGAGGAATCTATCATTTTATCAATACTCTTAGTAGATCGTTTGAGACATATCATTTAGATAAGATTGTCGTCTTTTGGGATGGGGAAAATGGTTCATTTAAAAGACGACAAATATATCATTTATACAAAGAAAATAGAAGAAATAGAATTCGTTCAGAAGAAGAACTTGACAATTACAATTATCAGAGAAACAGAATAAAACAATACTTGGAAGAACTTTACGTAAGACAGGGTGAATTTGAGTATTGTGAAACTGATGATTGTGTGGCATATTATGTCCAAAACTCACCAACCGAGACAAAAATCATTTATTCATCTGATGGTGATTTAAATCAGTTGGTTTCTGAAAAGACATCCATCTACAATCCATCTCACGGAAAATTATACAAAATTAATGACATTATAACTTATAGTCATGAAGATATACATATCAGTAATGTCAGATTAGTAAAAATGTTATGTGGAGACCCGTCTGATAACATTTCGGGTATAAAAAGTATGGGTTTAAAAAGATTATTAACCATATATCCTGAAATAAAAAACAGAGCGGTAAGTTTGGAAGAGATATTAGAGAGAACTAACCTATTACTTGAAGAGGATAAGAATAATTGGCTATATAAAAATATTCTTACAGGAGTAACAAAACACGGAGTATTCGGTGAGGAGTTTTTTGAAATTAATAAAAAGATAGTAAGTTTAGAAGAACCTTTTTTGACTGATGAAGCCAAGGATTCAATAGATTCATTAATAAGTGATGTTTTGGACCCCGAAGGTAGATCTTATAAAAATATGATGAAAATGATGACGGAAGACGGAATTTTCAATTTGTTACCGAAATCAGATGATAGATGGACAAATTTTTTAAACCCGTTTTTAAGATTGACTAGAAAAGAAAAAAATAAAAAATTAATTAAAATTAAAAACTATGACTAATCAACAAGAAATAACAAAATTTGAATTTTTGTTAACGTTGGATGGAAACATTGTGTGCCAAAGATTTTTCAATGTAAAAAATCACAATCCTCAATCAAGGAGATCTATGAATCTTCATTATTATGTAAAAGAAATTTCGGAAGAAATTAGTGAAGATTTAAAAATAAAAAGTTCTGATTATCTATGTGAAAATCAAAATTATTTTCTAAATATAGATAGTGTGGAAGATAATGAAGATAATAAAAAAGAGGAATTTTTAATTGAAATTAAGTTGAATGATGATGTATTTATTTCAAGAATATTTCCCGCATATTATTATCATCCAAAGATTAGATATACGGTAGATATTCGTCCAAAACTTAAGAAGATTTTGTCAGATTTGACTGACATATTGTCTTCTAAAAACTTAGAAACAAAATATTTAAATTATCAACTTTAAAAAATAAAAAAAATGTCTGAAGAGAAAAATTTTGGGTATTTAGGCCATACATTTCAACAACAACTAATAAAAGCAATTATAGAAGATAAAAAGTTTGGTGAAGTTATTATAGGAGTATTAGAGAGTAAATATTTTGATAATAATTCGTTCAAGTTTATTATGGAAAATATTAAAGAACTCCATAATCTTTACAATAAAGTACCAAATTATGAGACTGTTGCTCAAAAAATAATGTCAGAAGGTGGTAATAAGGATTCAAATAGACCACATATAGATACATTAGAAGCAATCAAGAATTTAGAAAAAAATGACGAATTTGTAAAAGACAAATCATTAAACTTTTGTAGGCAGCAAAACTTGAAAAAAGAATTAAAAACTATTCAGTCAATTATTGATAACGGTGAATTTGAATCTTACAATAAAATAGAAGAAAAAATACAAAGAGCATTACAAGTTGGTGTAATAAATGATAGTGTTGTGGATGTATTTCACAATATTGATGAAGCATTAGAAAAGGATTATAGACTACCCATTAGAACAGGGATTGTTGGTTTAGATAATGTTCTTAAAGGTGGACTTGGTAGAGGCGAATTAGGTATTGTTTTAGCACCTACTGGCACAGGAAAAACAACACTTTTAACCAAGTTTTGTAATACTGCTTATAATGATGGATTCAATGTACTTCAAATATTTTTTGAGGATAATGAAGGTCAAATTAAAAGAAAACATTATACTGTTTGGACAGGAGTTGCACCAGACGAACAGCCAGAATTTAAAGATGAGGTATTGAAATTGGTTAGAGAACAACAAGAAAGGTCACATGGTTCTTTGAAATTATCCAAACTCCCGAGTGATAACGTAACTATTTCTGAAATTAAATCAAAGATTAGAAAAATGATTTCGGAGGGTTTCAAACCTGATTTAGTAGTCATTGATTACGTTGATTGTATTTCACCTGAAAAAAGTATAAGTGGGGAAGAATGGAAAGGCGAGGGTTCAATTATGAGAAGTTTGGAGGCGATGACATCTGAATTCGACATCGCAATTTGGACTGCAACACAAGGTAATCGAGAATCGATTTCATCTGAAGTAGTTACAGGTGATCAAATGGGTGGTTCAATTAAGAAGGCACAAATTGCTCATATTATCATATCAATTGGTAAGACACTCGAACAAAAAGAAAATAACTTAGCAACAATAACATTAATAAAATCTCGTGTTGGTAAGGACGGTATCATATGGCAGAACTGTAAATTCGATAATCAATTCTTAATTATTGATACCGAATCTCAAAATACTCTTTTAGGACATGAGCATCAACAAGAAGAAAAGAGGGCAAACCGTGCGGCTGAAGTATTTAAAAAATCACAAGAGAGAAAATTAAAAACACAAAATTAACTAATGATATGAGTAGATTATTCACAGAAAGAATACCATTTAAACCATTTGAATATCCTGAATATTATAACGAAGGATGGTTGAAACAAATGCAGGCATTTTGGTTACATACCGAAATACCAATGCAGGGAGACGTAAAAGATTGGAACGAAAATCTAAGCGAGTCTGAAAAACACTTAGTGGGTAATATTTTATTAGGTTTTGCACAAACAGAATGTGCTGTTTCTGATTATTGGACAGGTATGGTTACAAAATGGTTTCCTAAACATGAGATTAAACAAATGGCAATGTCATTTGGTTCTCAGGAAACAATTCACTCAGTCGCATATTCTTATTTAAACGAAACATTAGGTTTGGAAGACTTCGAAGGTTTCTTACACGATGAAACGATGAAAGAAAGATTTGAGTTATTAACAAACACAACCGCAGATTGGAGCCCAAAAGATTTATCTAAAAGTCATAGAGCCAGAGTTGAAGTTGGTAGAAGTTTGGCCATATTTTCAGCTTTTGCTGAAGGGGTTGCGTTATATTCATCATTTGCGGTTCTTTATAGCTTTCAGATGAGAAATTTATTAAAGGGTATCGGACAACAAATGAAATGGAGTGTTAGAGATGAATCCCTACATTCGAAAATGGGTTGTCAATTATTTAGACATATGTGTTTAGAATATCCTGAATTATTGGAAGAAGCAAAAGAGGACATTTATAGCGCCGCAAAATTAATTCAAGAATTAGAGTATAAATTTATTGATAAGATTTTTGAAATGGGTGATTTGGAAAATCTTAAAGCAAACGATTTAAAAGAATTTATAACTAAAAGAATTAATGAAAAATTAATTGAACTTGGTTATGAACCAGTTTTTGAATTCAATGAGAAAAGGGCATCTGAATTAGATTGGTTTTATCATCTTACTGGTGGAGTTACACACACAGATTTTTTCGCAATCAGACCTACTGATTATAGTAAAGCTGGCGAAGGTGAAAATTGGGATGATATTTTTTAATTAATAAAAAATTTATTGAAATATGAAGAACTACGGAGAAGAACTCTGTTGGGAGCTCGATGTCGACTTTCCAAGTTGGGGAAACACAGAAATTTATGTAAAAACAATATCTAAGGGTTATCTTTTACCAGGTGAAAAACCAAAAGATGCTTATTGGAGAGTCGCAACCACTGTTGCGAAAAGATTAGGAAAGCCAAATTTGGCTACTAAGTTCTTTGATTATATTTGGAAAGGTTATCTATGTTTAGCAACACCAGTACTATCAAACACAGGAAGTGATAGGGGATTACCAATATCTTGTTTTGGTATTGATGTTGGCGATTCAATTTATGAAATTGGAAATAAGAATTTAGAGTTAATGTTATTAGCAAAACATGGCGGTGGCGTTGGTGTTGGTATAAATATGATTAGACCTGCTGGTGCTAAAATTACGAACAATGGAACATCAGATGGTGTGATTCCGTTTATTAAAATTTACGATTCAACTATTCTTGCAACCAATCAAGGTTCAGTAAGAAGGGGAGCTGCTTCGGTAAATATTAAAATTGATCATAAAGATTTTGAAGATTTTTTGGAAATTAGAGAACCAAAAGGCGATGTCAATAGACAATCATTAAACTTACACCAATGTGTTGTTGTTAGTGATAAGTTTATGAAGAAGTTAGAAGAGGGCGATTCTGAAGCTCGTAGAAAGTGGGGTAAATTACTTCAAAAAAGAAAGGCAACTGGTGAACCTTATATCATGTATAAAGGAAATGTAAACAAACAGAATCCCGACATGTATAAAAAGAATGGTTTAAAGGTTCATATGACTAATATTTGTTCTGAAATTGTTTTACATACCGATGAATCACATTCGTTTGTTTGTTGTTTATCTTCCTTGAATTTAGCAAAGTATGATGAATGGAAAGATACTGACTTAATCTATACATCCACAATCTTTTTAGATGGTGTATTAGAGGAGTTCTTACAAAAGGCTAAGAACATGAGAGGATTTGAAAATTCTGTTCGTTCAGCGGAAAGAGGTAGAGCATTAGGATTAGGCGTTTTAGGATGGCACACTTATTTACAACAAAAAGGTATACCATTTGAAGGATTAACCGCACAATTTGAAACTCGTAAAATATTTTCTCAAATTAAAATCGAATCAGAAAGAGCCAGTAGATGGTTAGCATCAGAATATAACGAACCATTATGGTGTAAGGAAAGTGGTATGAGAAACACACACTTAAGAGCAGTGGCTCCTACCGTATCAAACTCTAAATTAAGTGGTAACGTAAGTAGTGGAATTGAACCGTGGGCAGCAAACGTATTTACTGAACAAACATCTAAGGGTACATTTATTCGTAAAAATCCTGAATTAGAAAAGGTACTTCGTAAAATTGGTAAGAACACTAAAGAAGTGTGGGACCAAATATTATCAGATGGAGGTTCAGTACAAGGTTTAGAATTTTTAGATGAATGGTGTTTTGTAGACGGCAGAGTTATTCAATGTGAAGAGGTTAAAGAAGAGGATAAAGACAAAGTTTCTACGGTAAAAGAGGTATTTAAAACATTTAAGGAAATTAACCAATTAGATTTAGTTAGACAAGCAGGTGTAAGACAACAATATATTGACCAAGCGGTTTCTTTGAATTTAGCTTTTCCCGCAACCGCAGACCCTAAATGGATTAATCAAGTTCATTTAGAAGCATGGAAACAAGGTGTAAAAACTTTATATTACATGAGAACAGAATCGGTACTAAGAGGTGATATAGCGGCTCAAGCAATGAATCCAGATTGTGTTAGTTGTGAGGCTTAAAAAGAAAATGTAACATTTTTTTACATAATTTGTTACGTATACATTAAACCCAACTTAGGTTGGGTTTTTTATTTATTACCATTTTGTATTAGTTTATATTTATTGATATGGCTGTGACATATGGAATAGATTACCCATTTAAAGATAGTGGAAAAGGTGATTTCTTAAAAATGACAGAAACACCTGAAAGAGAAATAAGAGCAAATCTTATTCATCTTCTTTTAACAAAAAGAGGAACTAGATATTACTTACCCGATTTTGGAACAAGAATCTATGAATATATATTCGAACAAAATGATATTGTTACATTTAATTTAATAGAAGAAGAAATTAGAGATAATGTTAAAAAATTTATTCCAAATTTAGACATTAACTCAATAAAAATAAACTCAGCAGAAAATGACCCTGAGGAAGAGAGGACTTTTTCACAAAATGAAGACGAAAGACTATTTAGAACATCGGAGGCGTCAAGTAAACCATATACCGCAAAAGTAAGAATCGATTACACAGTTAATAATGGAGCATTTTCGTCTTCAGATTTTATAATTATTAATATATAATATGTCAAAGAAAATATCATATGCGATTAGAGATTTTGCAGGATTAAGAGAAGAGTTGGTTAATTTAACCAAACAATATTATCCTGACTTAGTAAAAAATACTAACGATGCGTCTATTTTTTCTGTGTTATTAGATTTAAATGCGGCGGTAACAGATAACCTCCATTTTCATATTGATAGAGTTTTTCAAGAAACAATTCTTGACTTTGCACAGCAAAGACAATCTTTATTTCATATTGCTAAAACATATGGTTTAAGACTGCCGGGCAATCGACCATCAGTTGCGTTATGTGATTTCTCAATTAACGTACCTGTAAGTGGTGATAAAGAAAAAACAGAATATCTTGGATTAATTAGGTCGGGAGCTCAAATATCGGGAGGAGGTCAAATTTTTGAAACAATTGAAGATATTGACTTTTCAAATCCTTTTAATAGTAAAGGGGAACCTAATAGATTAAAAATACCAAATTTTGATGGTAATAATAAACTTATTTCATATACAATAACAAAAAGAGAAGCGGTTGTCAACGGAGTCACCAGAGTTTTTAGAAAAGTTATCACAGATATAGATCAAAAACCTTTTTTAAAAATATTTTTACCTGAATTAAATGTTTTGGGTGTAACATCTATAATACATAAAGATGGAACGACGTTTGGCGCTAATCCGACACTCGCAGAATTTAGTTCCGTAGCAAATAAGTGGTATGAGGTTAAATCATTGATGCAAGATAAGGTTTTTATACCCGACGTAACTAAATCCTCAGATAGAGATAATTTTAAAGCGGGTACCTATATATCTGTAAATAATAAGTTTATTAGTGAATACACACCCGAAGGTTATTTTCAATTGACTTTTGGTTCTGGTACGGTTAATCCGCTAGATAATTTAGATAATTACATAACGGGCGAACTTAAAGTTAATTTAGCAACTTATTTAAATAATTTATCCTTAGGTTCAATACCTAAAGCAAATACAACACTTTTTATAAAATATAGAGTTGGTGGTGGAAAGAATACAAACACAGGGGTAGACGTCATTACTAATATTGATAATGTAGATTTTAATGTAAATGGACCAATATCGAGTGTTAATACACAAGTTGTACAATCACTTAGAGTAACAAATGTCACACCAGCAATAGGAGGTGCAGATCAACCAACTATAGAAGAAATTAGAAATATGGTTTCATATAATTTTGCATCACAAAATAGAGCAGTAACATTGAATGATTATAAATCAATCATTGAAAACATGCCATCTACATTTGGTGCACCCGCTAAGGTTAATGTAATGGAAGAAGAAAATAAGGTTAAAATTAAACTTATATCATATGATGAGAGAGGTAATTTAACTAACATCGTTTCAAACACATTGAAAAATAATATTATAGAATATCTTTCTGAATATAGAGTTATAAATGATTATTTGGAAATAGAAAGTGGTGAGGTAATTGATATGAGGGTTGAGATTGATATACTTGGTGATAAAAATGAAACAGAAACAGAAATCGTTAGATCTGTAATTGAAAAAGTTATTAATTATTTCTCAATAGATAAAAGAAAAATGGGAGACCCATTATTTGTTGGAGAATTATTTAAGGAAATTGGTACGGTATCCGGTGTTGTAAGTGTGGTAGAAATTAGAGTGTATGGAAAAGTAGGTGGTGAATATTCTAGTAATGAAGTATCTGTTGGGTATGAAGAT